TTAGATATGGCCGGACTTGACGGATCTAAAAATGTTAGATTTGTAATGAGATGGTCTCAAGGTACTCAAGTTGGTTTTGGTAACGAGATTGTTATCGTAAACGCATAATTTAAAGGGGCGGGAAACTGCCCCAATATTAACTTTTAAAAATATATAACTATGCAATGTGGAATTTCAACAGGTAGATTATTGGCGTGTAAAGACAACGTCGGAGGTATTAAAAATGTATACTTCGCTGACTATGGTACTTTAGGAGCTTTGACTATCGTAGACGGAGAGATTACAGCTATTGCAGGAACTCCTGAAATATTTAAGTACGAAGTAAGAGGATCTAACAATTTAGAGGTAACTGTAACTCAGTCTGCTGATAATGGAACTACTTTCTACGAACAAGCCTTAAATGTTACTTTACAGAAGTTAGATAATGATACTACGGTAGCGTTACATAATCTTATTATCGGACGTCCTCACGCATTTGTAGAGGATAACAACGGTAAGTTTTACTCAGTAGGAGTGACTAGAGGATGTGATACTACAGGAGGATCTTTCGCAACCGGAACAGCTTTTGGAGACCTTTCAGGTTATACTTTAGCGTTAACAGCGTCTGAGCCTTTCTATCCGTATTTAGTAGCTAGTTCAGTTATTAGCTCTAATTTGGAGAACGTAAATATCAATCCTGCATAATCGGATCTTTATAATCTAATTAAAGGGTGGCGTAATTGCTGCCCTTTTTTTATATAGCAAAAAAAATAATTTAACGTTATATAAATATGATAGTATTAAGAGAAACAACAGAAGAGCAGACTTTCGTATGCATACCTAGAGCATATGAGGAAGAGGTTACTTTAAAACTTTACGATCAGACTAGAAACACTACAGTCGAATTTGAGCCTGTTATAGAGCTTTCTGGAGACTATTACTATGTGAGTGGAGTATTTAGTTTAAAGCAGAATAATTGGTACGTTATATCGCTTATTTATGGAGAGACTGAAATATTTAAAGATACCGTATTTTGTACTAACCAAGAGGTAGAGAATTATAGCATTAATGCAGGGGTTTATACAGCTGAGCCGGATGCAGATAATACATATATTGTAATATGAAAAAAGAGAATTTAAGATTTGTGCAGATGAGTAATTATACCTCGCCTGTAGTTAAAGAGATTAGAGGTAAGGATTGGGTAGAATACGGAGAGGATAATAACTATTTTCAGTATCTAATTGATCGTTATAATGGTAGTCCTACAAACAACGCCTGTATAAATGGTATTAGCCAAATGATCTACGGCAGAGGATTAGAGGTTATTAATAAGGGAGACTTAAACGATTATGCTAAATTCCTAACTTTAATAAAACAAGATTGCGTACAAAAGTTAATTAACGATTTCTATTTGTTAGGACAGGGAGCGTTACAGATTATTTATAATATAGACCATACAGAGATCCTAGAGGTAGAGCATTTTCCGGTACAGACTTTGAGAAGTGGGAAAGCAAACGAAGAGGGAGAGGTAGATTTCTACTATTATTTCTATGATTGGTCACAGATTAAAAGATCGGACAAGCCAGAGCCTATACCTGCTTTTGGTACTAGCACAAACGGAAACGAGATACTTTACATAAAACCTTATAAGTCAGGCTTTTACTACTATTCGCCTCCGGCTTATCAGGGAGGAGTACAATATGCAGAGTTAGAGGAAGAGATATCTAACTACCATTTGAATAATATCTTAAACGGATTGGCTCCTAGTATGTTAATCAACTTCAATAATGGTATACCGGATGAGGATATGCAGCAAACTATTGAGGACGATATCAAACGTAAATATCAGGGGACTACTAATGCAGGTAGATTCATTTTAGCGTTTAATGATAAAGCGGATCAGGCTGCTACGTTAGAGGCTGTACAATTATCTGACGCACACAACCAATATCAGTTTTTAAGTGACGAGTCGGTAAGAAAAATTATGCTGTCTCACAGAGTAGTTAGTCCTATGCTTTTAGGTATTAAGGACCAAACAGGGTTAGGTAATAATGCAGATGAGTTGAAGACAGCTAGTATCTTAATGGATAATATCGTTATACGTCCATTTCAGGATATGATTATCGATGCTATAGAGAAAGTACTACATTTTAATAAAATGAACTTAGAGCTATACTTCAAAACGTTACAGCCTTTAGAGTTTACAAATGCGTTACCAGGAGAAGAGGTTACAGGTACAGATGCTGTTATCGGAGCTTTAAATACTATGAGTCCGTTAGTTGCTACTAAAGTGCTAGACTCTATGACTCCTAACGAGATTAGAAGTTTGATTCAGTTACCTCCTAAAGAAGAGGGTACAGAAATAGATATAGCTGCTTTTACAGAGTTAAGTTCAAACGAGGATTTGGTTAATGAGGTTATGGCTCAGTTGCAAGGAGAAGAGATCGGGGATGAGTGGGAATTGATAGCTAGTATTCCGGCAGGAGAAGAGGAGCACTATTTTAATAACTTATTTAAGTTTGCAGCTCAGATACAACCTACAGGCTCAGAGAGTTGGCAGGATAATGATTTGTGGAAAATTAGATATTCGTATGCAGGGAATCCAAGTCCGGAGAGAGAGTTTTGCAAATTGATGTTAGGTAATAACTTATATTACAGATATGAGGATCTAGATAGAGATTTAACAGTTAACCCTGGATTTGGACCTAGAGGTGCAGCAGATTACAATATTTGGTTATACAAAGGAGGAGCTAACTGCAAACATTTTTGGATGAGAAATATTTTCTTAAGAAAGGACAACGGAAAAATAAGCGTTAACCAAGCTATTAAAATGATTAACGATATGGATCCAAAAGACAGAGCAAAGTATAGATTACCTATTAACGATCCGAAAGTGGCTAAGATCCCTTATGATATGCCAAATCACGGATATTTAAACCCTAGATAAAAGATGGTATTATTTGTAACACCTGAGGATATAAAAAGAAACACCATTATAAACGGTAACCTCGACGTAAATGAGTTCGTACAATTCATTAAAATAGCTCAGCAGATCCATATACAGAATTATATCGGAACTAAGTTGTATGAGAAGTATACGGAGATAATAGCTAACGGAGATATTGAGGAGCCGGAGTATGCTAGTTATAAAGAATTATTAACGGAGTATATACAGCCTATGTTAATTAACTACTCTATGGTAGACTATGTACCATTTGCAGGAGTAACTATTAAAAACGGAGGTATCTTTAAGCATAGATCTGAGACAGCAGATATACCAACTTCGGATGAGGTGGATGCTTTAACTCAAAAATATAGAACGTTTGCAGAGTTTTACTCTAGACGATTTATTGATTATATGGGGATTTATGCTAGTCAGAACTTTCCGGAGTATTATTTAAATGCTAATGCGGATATGTTCCCAGATACGACAGCTAATTTTGTTGGATGGAAACTATAGAATATGGAATACAAAGTAAAGAGAGAGAATTTAGTTAAGTTAGAAAAATATTTAAAGAGCAAAAATGAACACAATAGGATGGGGTCAAGCTGTAAACAATACGATAGGTTGGGGACAGGGAGCGGTAAACAATACGATAAGTTGGGGTAGTATCTATGAGGATTCTTATTCTGGAGAGACTGAGCTTTTAGGAGCTACTTATCAGTATGCTATAGATTTCAGAGCTAGAGTTATTGCTGATGGTGGAGTTTTTGAGGCTTTAGGATGTTTAATAGAAACGATTAATTTTTAAGATATGAGTTTATTTGATAGTGCGTCAATTTGCATAACGCCAAACGGAGTAAAAGAGGGAAAACTATATAGCATAAAACCTACTGATGGAAGTGGCGATTTAAGCGTTACAAGAGCAACAACTGCAACAAGGGTTAATTCTGCGGGATTGGTTGAAGTAGTGCCTGTAAATTTATTTGAATATAGCGAACAATTTGATAATGCTTATTGGACTAAAGACGGTGCAACAATTTCAGCAAATGCTACAACATCACCAAACGGATATGTTACTGCTGATAAACTTAACGAAACTGCGACAACGGGAGTTCATAGAGTTGGTAGAGCAACTTTTCCTGCGGGTACTCAAAGAACTTTTTCTGTATTTGCAAAAAAATCAGAAAGAAATTTTGTTTCTTTATTCGAAAATAATTCTGTTGGTAATACTGTAAAGGGAGTTATATTTAATTTAAATACAGGAGTTGTTTCTTTAAATAATGATACCGCTTATTATTTTAATCCAACTATACAAGATTTGGGTAATGGTTGGTATCGTTGTTCTGTGAATTGGAATCCTATCTCTTTATCAGTTCCGAGCATTGGATGTTCTGCGGATGGTTTAACAAATTCTTATGTTGGTGTTAGTGGAAATGGTATTTTTATTTATGGTGCTCAAATAGTAGAGGGTAGTTCAGCAAAAGATTATTACCCAACAACAACAAGATTAAACATTCCAAGATTAGATTATACAAACGGAGAACGAATAATGCTCAATACTCTCAAGAATTTGACAATGCTTATTGGACTAAAACAAATGTAACGCTAACTTCTACAAATGGGGGAATAATTAGTGGAGGCAACTATTTTACAATTACGTGCGATGGTACTGTTGGCACTTTTAAGGGCGTAAGTAAGAATTTTATTAACGCATCAGCAAACACTTATACTTTGTCAGTATTTGCAAAGGCAGGAAATTCAAGCACTTTTGTAGTTAGTTCACGGGCAGGACTTGGATTCAATGATGCAAGAGCAATTTTTAACTTATCAAACGGAACAATAATTGATAGTAATGCGGGTACTGCAACTATAACACCTTATTCAGATGGGTGGTATCGATGCTCGTTCACGGTTGTAAATGCGGGGACATTTACCAATCAAGCATCTTTTTTCTTTGGTCACCCACACGGAGCAGCAAACGGAGCAACAGTATTAGCAATGGGAGCAATGTCAGAAATCGGAAGTTATCCTACATCATACATTCCTACAACTTCAGCGAGTGTAACAAGAAACGCAGATTTTTTAACAAGAGCAGGTTTTGGAAACACTTCAACAAGCGGAACTTTGTTATTTGATTTATATGCTGAAAACATTTCTTCTTCTGCGGGTGAATATATTTTACAATTATTTGCAGGAGCAATTATAACAGATGCGTTTTTTTCTACTGCTAATTCAATTTCTATTATAGCAAACGGAACAAGCATACAAATATTTAATAATGGTTTTACTCAATTAGTTCAATCAATAACTCCAACTCAAGGACAAAGAGTTAAAATTGCAATAAGATATAACGGAACAAATATTTCTTCATCAATTAATGGTACTGTCTCGAGTGTTTTAACAGATACCTCTGTTGGCGTAAAAAATGCTATAAGAATTAATAATGGACAATTTAGTACACACGCATTTAATTCGGTTGTTTTTATTCCTGAATATTTAACTAACGAGCAACTAATTCAACTAACAACTATCTAATGGAAATAGCAAAATTACAATACAAAGACAAAGAAACTGCAATAGCTGATTTAATCGCTAAAGGAGTTTACAAAGAAGTAGAAAACCTTGACAAAGAAATTACTTTAGCTTATGGCGAGGGTATTCAGGCAGTAGTTGAAATAGGTTTAATTGTAGAAGTTGAGGGAACTTATGATTCAGAATTTAACGTAATTACAGAGCCGATATATTACGATGGATATTTTTACGATGTAATGAGTGAGCAAAAGATAGACTTCGGAACTAATGAGATATTCCCTGTAAATTGTATTCACGCTTTTGCAGGTTATAATACTAACGCAGAGGGACCTGTTAATTTCTTATTTAATGAAGACCTTTCTTAATTATATCATTACAGGATTTATATTATTTTTAGCTCCTATCCAGGGGTTACTAATAGCAGTAGGTATAGGTATAGCGTTAGACACGTTTACAGGCGTTTTTAAGAGCATAAAATTAAACGGGTTGAAGTCTATCCGTAGTCGTAAATTATCTAACGTTATATCTAAAATGTTGCTGTATCAGGTTACGTTAATCTTATTGTATATAATCGATAAGTATTTATTAAACGAGTTGATCCATCCGCATTTCAATATACAATTTATGTTCACTAAGTTAGCTGCTATATTACTTTTGTTTATAGAGTTAACGAGTATAAAAGAAAACATAGAGGAGGCTATGAACGTGGACCTATGGAAAATGATTAAAAACCTACTTAAAAGAGCAAAGGAATTAAAATCGGATATAAATGAAGTTAAGCAATAATTTTACGTTAGCAGAGTTGTGCAATAGTGCAGCAGCTAAGAGATTCGGAATAGACAATACTCCAGGAAAGGAAGAGATAAAAAACTTAGAGCTTATAGCTAAGAATATCTTACAACCTATTAGAGATCATTTCGATGCACCTATACACGTTATATCAGGATATAGATCTGCGGGTTTGAATAAGAAAGTAGGAGGAGCTAAAACTTCTCAGCACTTAACCGGCAATGCTGTAGATATAGACAACGATAACACAGAGATAAGTAATTTAGAGATATTTAATTTCATTAAGGATAACTTAGTTTTTGATCAGCTGATCGCAGAGTTTCCTAAAAAAGGACGTATCGAATGGGTACACGTTTCCTTAGCTAAGAAAAATAGAAAGCAGGTCTTAGTAGCTAAAAAAGAATCTGGTATAACTGTTTATAGACCATATAAAACAGAGAAAGATTTTGAGTAAATATTTAAATATGATTTACAGACTCGTTATATTAAGTATTATACTAAGTAGTTGTGGATCTAGAAAGGTAGAGTTAAATAAGTCGGATCTAGAGACTAAA